TGTTTATTGATTCCGATATTGGATTTAATCCTAGAGATGTACTTGCACTCTTGGCAATGAATATTCAAGATAAGGAAAACATGGACGTTGTCACAGGACCATATCCTAAGAAAACAATTGCTTGGGAAAAAGTAAGTAAAGCATCTGAACTTGGTCTTGCAAATGACAATCCATTTAAACTAGAAAATTATACATCAGATTTTGTATTTAATCCTGTGAAAGGAATGACATCATTTAAACTCGGTGAACCTGTAGAGGTGTCCGAGGCCGGAACAGGATTTATGCTTATCACAAGAGAGGCTTTGGAGAAGTACAGAGATTCTTATCCAGAACTTTCTTACAAACCAGACCACATTCGAACCGACAATTTTGACGGTACAAGAGAAATAACTGCTTTCTTTGATTGCGTCATTGACCCAGAATCAAAAAGGTATCTATCTGAGGATTATTTCTTTTGTCGTAAAGCCAGAGAAATTGGTTTGAAAATTTGGATGTGTCCTTGGATGCAAATCAACCATGTCGGCTCTTATATTTTTAAGGGTAATATGGGCTCGATTGGTCAATTAGGTGTGTCCGCCACTGCGGATAAAACTTCCAACAGAAAATCGTACAAACCTGTTGACAAATCATCAAAATAGGTATATAATACCAATCAAGAAAATAAATTTGGAGAATCTATATTATGAAATTTTCTAACGACACGTTGAATGTTTTAAAATCATTTACCGCAATCAATAAGAGTATTCTTTTGACTGAAGGTAATGTAATTAAAACAATCACACCAGAAAAGACATTGATTGCAATCGCAGAAGTTCCAGATACAATGCCATCACAGGCTTGTGTTTACGACCTTTCAAGATTTCTATCAATTTTGTCTTTATATAACGAACCCGATGTTGAATTTGGAGATAAATACTTTGTAATCTCTGAAGGCAAACGTCGAACAAAATACGTTTACGCTGACATCTCCATGATTCATACCCCGCCAGAGAAGGATATTACTTTACCTTCCGAGGACGTGGTAGTAAATGTATCAGAAGGAGACTTATCGTCTGTATTAAAGGCGGCGGGTGTTCTTCAGTTCTCTGAGGTTGCATTTGTAGGCGAAGGCGGCACATGCTATCTCAAGGCAATCGACAGCTCAAACGAAAACGCAGATGACTTTGGCGTTGAAATCGGTGAGACTGACGATACATTTAAGGTGATTATTAAAACTGATAACCTTAAATTACTACCTTTGGATTATCAGGTCACAATATGCTCAAAAGGCATATCTGAGTTCAAAGGAAAAGGTGTCACATATTATGTGGCTATTGATTCAAAGTCGACTTATAATAAAAGGTGATTAATATGAATGAACCAGTAAATGGAAATTTTGGCCAACAAGGTCAAGAACAAAAGGTCACATTGACCTTAGGAGACATCAGCACTGTATTACAGATTATTGATGTTGTTTCCACAAGAGGCGGGTTCCAAGGAAATGAATTGGCAGGAATTGGTATGTTGAGAAATAAACTCGAAGCATATCTACGTCAAAATTCACCTCAACCGGATGCTAGTGTAGCTGATGGTGAGGTAGATGTTGATACAGCTGATGCAGCTCCTTTGGCTGACAAAGTTGTTGAGTAATCAACAATCCTCTTCTCGAGAACAGGGGACTTGGTCAAAAGCCTAGTCCCCGCCCTCAAATTTTATTATATTATGTTTATGGTGATTTATTATGATTGATGCGAAAGCAAATGAAGTGTTGTGGGTTGAAAAATACCGACCACAAAAAATTGACGACACTATCCTACCAGAACAAATGAAGGAAACATTTCGTAAATTTGTTTCTGATGGTAATGTCCCTAATCTATTATTGACTGGTGGACCTGGTGTAGGTAAAACAACCATCGCAAAAGCTATGCTTGACGAACTTGGTTGCGACTACATTGTAAAAAATGGTTCATTGAATGTCAATATTGATACCCTCCGATACGATATCTCTACATTCGCCTCTGCTGTGTCATTGACAGGTGGGCGTAAATATGTAATCTTCGACGAGGCAGATTATCTGAATGCTGCAAGTGTTCAGCCTGCTCTGCGTAATTTCATTGAGGAATATTCAGCCAATTGTGGCTTTATCTTTACATGTAATTTTAAAAATCGTATCATCTCTCCACTGAGATCTCGACTCTCCGAAGTTGATTTCAGTATCGAACAGACTGAACGACCAAAAATGGCGATGGAGTTTTTTAAACGCGTCCAACAGATTCTTGGAAATGAAAATGTTGATTATGACAAGGCGGTCCTTGCAAAGGTAATTGAAAAACACTTCCCAGATTTTCGTCGTGTGTTAACAGAATTACAGTCCTATGCAGCTTCAGGACGAATTGACGAAGGTATTTTTGTCAATATTAAACAAGAATCCATTGACGCTCTATTTAAATTCCTCAAGGAAAAGAACTTTACAGAAATGCGTAAATGGGTTGCAAACAATTCAGACCAAGATATGAATGAGATGTTCAGACGTATCTACGATGCAATGGCTGACAAGGTTGAATTTCGCTCTCAGGCTGGATTCATTGTGACCATTGCCGATTATATGTACAAGTCTAATTTTGTTGCCGACCAAGAAATTAATATGGTTGCATTCCTCACTGAGGTGATGGTTGAGTCCGAGTTTGTATAATGAAATGTTTTAACTGTGGCAATAAATTTAATAAATCGAAAGGTTGGAAAGTCCGTATGGAAACTGCTGAAGGTCCTCATATAGTAGAACTCTGTGAACCTTGCGGCAAACAATTCAACGAAATTGCAAAAGATTTACAAGAGGTGCTAGATGAAAGATCTTAGTCCGTTTGATTTCATGAATGCAGCATCCTTTACTAAAAAAGATGTAATTCGTGAAAGTGAACTACCGGAAATGACTGAAAAACAATATAACGCATATATTGTCAACAGAGGCTTTACATATTTCGAGGATACGATTTTACATGCTAACGAAATGAACCAAAGACACGATTTATTTCCAGCTGCCCAGTTTGATTATTACCGAAGTGTCTTAAGGAAACGCAAGAGATTTTCCAAATGGCACAAGGCAGAAAAGAACACAGACCTCGATGCAATTCAGGAAGTATATCAGTGTAATCGCACGGTTGCAAAGATGTATCTGAAAACATTGACAAAAGAACAATTAAAGACTGTACATGATAAGCTGGTCACTGGTGGTTAAGGTTTAAAATCCTATAAATAGTTTTATTGGTTATTGGCCATTAAACCACTAATTATAGAATAAAGGTGAATATGTATCATGGACAACGAAGACATTTTTAGAGGCGTAGGCGTTGAGGTAGAATTACCCACACCTGATAGTTTCCTCAAAGTAAAAGAAACACTTACACGTATTGGAATCTCTTCTCGTAAAGAGAAGAAGTTATTTCAGTCGTGCCATATCCTTCATAAGAAAGGACGATATTCCATTCTTCATTTTAAAGAATTGTTTATATTAGATGGTAAAGCGAATACATTCACAGAAGAAGATCTTGCAAGAAGAAATACTATTGTAAATCTACTAGAGGAATGGGAACTCATCAAAATTGTTGATTCCAACAAAACAAAAGATCCAGTTGCTTCGTTAAACCAGATTAAAATCATTGCCTTTAAAGAGAAAGATGAATGGGAACTTGCCGTAAAATATAACATCGGCAAAAAATAAATTTTAGGATATATTATGAATAATGGAAATTTTGTACCAAAAGTAATTCCTATGCGAGAGTTTGTGCATTTACCAAATTTAGAAGGTAAAACAATTCTCGAACTTGGAAATAAAGGTAATAGAAATGGTGTGTATAGAGATGATTATTTACGCGCCGGTGCAAAAAGTTATCATTCAACAGATTTAAATGGTTTAGATGGAGCAATTCCACTTGACCTGCGAAGCGAATCCGCGGCAGAACAAATCAAAGAAGCTACTGGCATGGATTCATTTGATATTATAACAAACTTTGGAATGAGTGAGCATATTCCAGTTCAAAGAACTTTTTACCAGTGTATGCATAATCTAGGACACGTTGGTTCTATATTTGTACATTGGACTCCTCGAGCTCGAATGTTTGTTGAACATGGATATCATGGTTCAATTTTCCACGCCGAAGATAATTTCTTTGATAAATTGACTATGGCTAATAACTATAAAGTAATATCCTCACCAACATTCGCTGCAGAAGTAAATAGAATAATTACCTGTGTTCTACAAAAACAAGAGGATACTCCTTTCGTATGGGAATCTAATTTTAGAGAGCTCTTTTGGTATAATGAATTATGGGAGCAATCTCCCGACTATCAACTATTTAAGGAAATGATAGAAAAACAAGATTGGTTTACACCAGTTCCTTAAAAAAATTTGACAAATCACACATTATGTGTTATAATATAGGTATTGATTATGAATATTTTTAAAGTAAAAGATTACGCTGAAATCCCCACATTCGCCACAGAAGGTTCAGCATGCTTTGATGTTAAAGCTTGTTTAACAAATGGTGAGCGATTAAAAGGATATAACGCATGGAACAAACAAGTTCCAATTTTGGTAAAGAAAAACCAATCAATCCAAATCCCACCAGAAACACGAGTGCTAATTCCAACTGGACTTATATTTGATGTGCCAGATAACCATGTATTGGAAATGTTTATTCGTTCAAGTGTAGCCACGAAGAAAGGTTTGATTCTTTGTAATAGTGTTGGTGTGATTGATAGTGATTACGTAGAAGAATCGTTTATCGCTGTGTTGAATATATCAGACAGTCTAGTCACTGTAGAGCATGGAGAAAGGTTAGCTCAATGTAGACTAGAAGAAACTTTACAATACGAATTAAAAGAGGTTAAAAAAGCCCCTGCTCAGAAAACGAGTAGAAACGGGGGCTTTGGAAGTACTGGAACTTAAAGAGAAGCCAATCTAGAAACTTTACAATTATGATGGTTATCCCTTTTCAGGTCACCAATTATAAATGTAAGTTCTGAACCTTCCTTAATAGTTCTATGCGCAGTTTTAAAACTGACTTTAGAGTCTGTATTAATTGGTAAAACACAATTTAAATCTGTTTTCCAAAATTTACCGGCTTTCTTGTCAAGGATTATCATTGAATCTTTTGTCATAACTGTTGTATGGTCAATGTGTTTAATATTGACTTCATTTGCAAAAGCCATTGATGGTAAAAGAAGGAGTGTTGCTAGATACTTATTAACAACTTTATCAAAACGGGCAGATTTAATAATTGTGTCTAGTTTTTTAAAGAATTCATTTAGCATTGTATATCTCCTATAAATATATTGTATATACTTTTTATTTATACAAATTGAAACTTCCATGTGACATTTATGTGACAAAAAGGTTAAAAAATATGAAAAAAGATGACACGTTGATAATTAAGATTAACAAAGAACAAAAGAAAGAATTCATACAGCTTTGTAAAGACGACGATACCTCGGCATCCAGAGAGATTCGGAACTTTATTAAAACTTTTATTACAAGAAAAGCAGAAGCTGTATAAATAAATTTTGCATATGCCGAAAGGGTATGCGAAAACGGTGATGGGTAAAAACCATCGAATATTAATATCTAGCTTAATTAAGGAGATAAAAATGACTGGATTAAATATAAACCACTTAACCCCTTTTGCTGTCGGATTCGACAGAGTTTTTGATAGACTGGTCGAGTTCCCTCAAACTCATGCAGCAACAGGATTCCCACCTTATAATATCAGACGAAATAAAGATGGTGATAAGTTCACAATCGAACTTGCACTAGCAGGTCTTGATATTAATGATGTGGATATTGAAGTTAAAGAAGATGTTCTTACAGTAAAATCTACTTGGGACGAAAAACCAGAAGATGAAACTGTAGTTCTTCACAAAGGAATTTCACACAAGAAATTCACAAGAAGCTTTACACTCGCCGATGATTTAGAGGTGATTGGAGCTAACTTCAAAAATGGTCTATTGGTCATTGCTCTTGAAAGGATTATTCCAGAAGAGAAACGACCAAAGAAAATCAAAATTGACAACAAGAAGGAATTCTTAGTAGGTTAATTTTACTTTAATCCGGGAGAGTGCAATGCTCTCCCGACTTCAGAAAGGATATATTATGAATAGAGTACCTGACGTCACTTTTAAATTAAGAGAAAGAAATGTAGAGACTGGAGAGTTCGAATGGACACATCCTACTACTGATTGGTTCTTTGGTGGAAAAAGAGTTATAGCTTTTTCACTGCCTGGAGCTTTCACTCCAACATGTTCTAATTTCCAAGTTCCAGCCTTTGAAGGGTGTTTTGACCAATTCAAAGAGCAAGGTATTGATGAGATTTATTGTATTTCATGTAATGATGCTTTTGTTATGAATGCTTGGGCTCAAGACCAAAGAGTAAGAAATGTTAAATTTATTGCTGATGGCTCTTGTGAATTTACTGCTGGTATGGATATGCTGGTAGCAAAAGACAATTTAGGATTTGGAAAAAGATCTTGGAGATATGCTATGGTTGTAAATGATGGTGTTATTGAAAAGATGTTTGTCGAACCTGGAAAGGCAGATGATTGCGAAGATGACCCTTATGGAGAAACTTCACCAGAAACAATAATGGCTTATTTAAGAGGCGAATAGTTTAAAAATAATTTTTTAGGGAGGACAAGGATGTCCTCCTTTTTTATGTCATCGCGAATTGCTCACCCGCACCATTCATACCGCCATCAACAATAACTTGTCCTGAAGTCCAATTATTTCTTGAATTTTGAATGAATTGATTATTGTAGGTATTATTAATAACCTGAGTATTAACAAAATTACCTCCACCAGCAGAAGCAAGGGAAGCTAATGTTTCTGAGGCACTTGTATTATCCAACATTGCTATTGGTTGCTGACCAATTGATTCCAAGAATTGATTTCTTCTTTGGTTAGACATCTCTTGTAATTCTATTGTATTTAAAAGCTGTCCTTCAAATTTGGCACCTTTTTCTCGAATTGTTTCAAGTTGTTTTTTAAGATTTTTTATTTTTCGTTTTCTTATATTTCGGTCTCGTTGATTACCACCTGTTTCCGCTTCAAGTGCTGTTATTTGTTCTTCGATAGGAGTTGCTTCATCAACCAAGGCTTGTAATTTCTCTTCTAATACTCTTCTTGTATTTGCAATTTTTTGAGCTGTATCGGAAAGTTTTGCTCTCAATCCTTCAGGCGAAATACCTTCAGAATTCATTAATTGAATTTCTCTTTGGATTGCATCTTCAACTTGATTTGGTATATCGTCCATA